CAAAAATTATGAAAGAAGAAAATAAATATTTGATGCTTATTTATTTTGACAAATTAAGAAAAGAATTTAGAAATGAAAAACAAATTATGTTTATATTAATAAAATTCGCAATTTTGCGGAAAAAATTATCTTTAGAAAATATTTATAATTTGTAAATGGATGATTATAATATTTCAGCGATATATGAAGCAAAAAACGAATATTCAGCACGGTTGATAGATATTATGACACCGCTTGTGATTGAAGGTATTAAATCAATTTTTAAAGAAGCAATTGAATTATGTATTGTAAATGAGGAAAAAGAAAAATACTTAATGACATTCCAAAATTTTCTTACAAGAGTACCAAAATGGAACCAATCTATCATAAATGTAGAAACAAATAGAATTATAAAGAGGAGCGAGTGTTCGTATTTAGACGATTTAATTTCATGTGTTCATATTTCGCAATTAAAAATTCTTACCAGTATTCGTGTTTCAACTAAACAGAAAAAGGTTGATATTGATATCCCAAAAGTAAATGATTTTATCCATAATATTTATATCAAATTCGCTCGAAAATTATATTCAAATGTATACTTATTTGAAACTACTATTTCTCCACTACAAATACAAAAAAATAATAGGGAATGTGAATTAATTTGTAAAGAATGTATATTAAATGTTATAAGAGAAAATATACCCGTTGATAAAATTTTAAGGGCATACCTTGATACAACTGAAGAGGAAGAAGAAATCACAGTTGAAACTGTTACTGTGGATAATTCAAAATCAATTAAGAAAAAACCAGAAGAACTAGAAGAACCAGTAAAATTAGATAAAGTTCAACTAGAGAGTGTTAATTTGAAAAGTAATGTATCTTTAGAAGAAAAAAAATCATTAAATGTTGTTAAAAAAGAAAATACCCAAAATGCGAGTCCAATTATTTCACAGCAAAACGTACTCCAAAAAACATTGTTGGAAAACCCCATTGTAAACGGTATTAAAAATATTACTAATGCTACTAAAAATTTATTTAACATAGAAACAAATAAGGAAAAACCAATTCAAAATTTATCAATAACAACTTTACCATCGCAAGACATATCGAAACCAGTTACAACATCCTTTCCAATCAAACCAGAATTAGAAAATTTGTCTTTAACTATAATTGATAAACCAATAGATTCAACTATTAAAAATAGAATATCATTTTCCAATAGTGATGAGATTAAAGAATACAATATTGCTTCATCACCCAAGTCTTCCAATAATGTACCGGTAAATAACGTAATCGCACCCAAAAATATTCAACGTTTGGAAAAAATTAGCGCTGAGAGAAATCAACAAAGAAAAGACGAAGAAGCCGAAGACGATGATGATGGGGAAAAAATAAAAATATTTTCAAATGATAATTCTACACTAAAATTGGATTCTTTGGAATTTGAAACATTACCTAGTCTCCCAAAGTCAATATCATCTACGCCTGTCATGAAACTCAATACAAGTGAATTAAACATAGAAACATTAAATTAAACGCGGTTAAAAATGATAACTTTTATTTTAATAAATATAAAATGACAAATTCTATATTTATTTTAGCATTATTTGTTTCAATATCCTATATTTTGTTTAAATTCCTAGAAATGCGGTTGATATTAAAGCAAAATAAACCTTTAAAATTTTTATTTAGGGATGGAGTAATTGTTTATTTTAGTGTTTTAATGGGTAATTTTATAGTAAACCAAATGATACCATTGAAAGGATTTTCAAAACCCATTTCTGTTTTTACAGATACGCCGGATTTTTAGCTTTTATATATGATGGTAATTTATCAAGATTTAATATATTTATTTTTTTGTTTATTTTTTTTCGACCTTATTGAAATTTTTTAAATAAACTATGTGTAATTTGTTTTTGAGGGGTGTATCTGTGAACTGTTCTTACAATCATTTTATATAATTTAAATTCTGGATATCGTTCATCACCATTTGTTTTATACAAAATATTTCTATCTTTATCATCTTTACACCAAGATAAAATTAATTTTGCAATATCACCGACTTCGGAATCATCGGAATCATTCGTAAAATAATCAAATAACGAACAACCCAGTCGACACAAATCAAAACTTTTATTTGGTTCCAAACGGGGTTTATTTTCATTTAAAAATGGTTCGCAGTTATATTGAGTAGCTGCGTCGCCGTTTTTATGAAAACTATCACTGCACAATCGCTTCCCTTTAAATTTATATATTGCTCTACCAAAATCTATTATTTTCCATATTTTTCCAAATGTGGGTACTTTATAATGTATTTTGTCATATTTATAATATAAATATTCCTTGTCTGTTTTTTTGAACATTATATTACTCGTGTGCAAATCATTATGAGTAAAATCAAACATATGTTGGTATATAATTAGTGTCATGATAATTTGGAACAGGCAAGAAGCCCATTCATTGCTCGTTAGTTCCGACCCAAGTTCCAAGCATGAATCCAGAGTATTATCAAGTTTTTCCAATGATATTATTTGAACTGGGAAATTATACAATATTGCTTCTATATATTCAGCCTCGTCGTCGCTAGAATAATTACTATCGGAATCTGTTTCCTCCAATACCTGGGAATTTTGTGACGAATTTGAAGTGTGTGACGAATTTGAAGAGCATTCTGACGAAATTGATTTTACCGATACATTTTTAATACAGCTATTATCGTTATATTCAAAAATAATATTTGCGGAACAATCTGTCCTGTCTGATAATTCGCATTTTTTAAACACTGAATCAAAATCGTCCAATTTAATTTCATCTAAATTTAATATTATATTTTCTGATTTTGAAAATTCAAGTCTTTTTAGATTGGTTCTTGTTGAAGTATTGTATATTAAATTTTCGACATTATCTATTTTAAATAGTTTATTGCAATTTTGTGTAAAATATGAACTTTCTACCAAATATTCTAAATCGTCAAAAATATTTATGGCAAAATTTTTTTTTATTCCTAAAAATGAACCATAAAAATCTATACAATGTAATATTTTGTGTTTTTGCAATACTTGACTCGAAAGATAAGAAAAAAACGAATCAACATAAGCAGTATTATGAATGTTTAATAATTTCTTGTGGCATACATTGTTTTCCAATGTTGGAAGCGTTGTTAGTTCGTCATGCGTTAAATTATTATATTTACCTACCATAAATTTTACAGGATCTAGAAGTGGTGAAAATTTAAAAAAAGAAATTTTTTCAAATACACAATCATTTTCTTTCAATTTACACGTAAACTGATTTTTATTATCAATGCTTTTAATATCTTCTAATTTAAAATGTTGGTTTAAATTTATTTTGTTGTAATTATTTGGGGATAAATCAAAAAAATTTTTATACAGGGGGACATAATTTTGAGGAGATTGTATATCATTATCCTCTAAAGATTTGAATAAAACAGAGTTATTATTTTTAATATAATTAATACCAAACATTAAATGTTATTTATATTTATTTATATATATTTAAACTAATAATTGAAGAATACTTTAGTTAAAAATGCGCGTATTTAATAAAATTTTATAATATGTATAATTTTTATTATGAATTTAGAGTTAAAAAAATTTGATATGAAAAATATTACATTTGACGCAAATAAAGCTTCCGGACCAGTTATCGTTTTAATTGGAAGAAGAGACACTGGAAAAAGTTTTTTGGTTCGCGATTTACTATACTATCATCAAGATATTCCAATTGGTACAGTTATTTCAGGGACAGAAGCTGGTAATGGATTTTATGGAAAATTAGTTCCCAGGCTATTCATTCACGACGAATATAACACTGTTATTATTGAAAAAATACTAAAAAGGCAAAAAATCGTAATTAAAGAAATTAATAAGGAAATTAATGCGTATGGTAGGTCGAGCATTGACGCCAGGACCTTTGTTATTTTGGATGATTGTTTATATGATAATAGTTGGGCTCGTGAAAAAGTGATGCGTTTATTATTTATGAACGGGCGACATTGGAAAATTATGCTTATAATTACAATGCAATATCCGCTCGGTGTTCCTCCAAATCTTAGAACAAATATCGATTATACATTTATTTTAAGGGAACCCTATCTGAGTAATAAAAAACGCATTTATGAAAATTTCGCAGGAATGTTTCCAACATTCGAATCTTTTTGCCAAGTAATGGATCAATGTACGGAAAATTATGAATGTTTGGTTGTTGCCAATAACACAAAATCAAATAAATTAGAAGATCAGGTATTTTGGTACAAAGCAGATGGACATGGCGATTTTAGACTTGGTTCTAAAGAATTTTGGGAGTTATCAAAAGATCTCGGATCGGATGATGATGAAGGAGAAACTTTTAACCCAAAAGCCACAAGGAGAGGTCCTCGAATTAATGTAAAAAAAAATAAATGGTAATAAACTTTTTGGAAAAGTTTTATCAAAACTAAACTTTTTGGAAAAGTTTTATCAAAACTAAACTTTTTGGAAAAGTTTTATCAAAACTAAACTTTTTG